CTATGTATGTATAAAGAGAGATGCTAAAGTACCTCTTACTTCTATATACTCTTTTGGGTTGGCTTCCTAAAGATATCCTATTCAGGATAATATATGTTTTATGGATTTGTACTATGGTTATGCACTGGATTACTCGCAATAATGAATGTTCTCTGATATTAGCTGAAAGTTATCTACGTAATAAACGTAAGGAAGATACTTATATGTATAAAAATTTATCACCGTTTTTCGAGTTTGATAAACTCATTTAATTGAATGTTTTCCTCGATATTAATCATGGTTCTGTGTAATGTGCGGCGATTATTAGGGTGCGTTTTGTCCGTCCTAATACCCACCGGCTTCCACCACCGGGGCCACTGCTCCCACTGATATTCGCACTCCACGATCGCATCATCGTGGAGTTTGTCCCTCCACTCGGACGTAATGTTATCTGGTTGCAGAAGACTCTCGAAAATCATCTCACCCCGATCCTGTATGTACAAACCAACCTCGCCACCATCCCTATTCCTTACTTTAAAATCAATCGTATTTTTATCCCGGGGCTTCCACTTGAACATAGTATCATGTGTACCAATTTTGATTGGCTCAAAAACCGGTGTAAATACCACACCATCCGTGGCGTATGGAGACTTATTGTTTTTCAACATTTCAATCAAAAATTTCATATGTTTCATATAGTAAAACTTTTTCAATTTAATTTCAAATTTATCCGATGGAACCTTCATAACGCCCTTGATGAATCTATCAATAACATTCAATCTATCCATCAAATTCATATTTCTAACATCCTGACCAGAAACATTCACGGCATCATAAATCATAAGATACCTTTTCCCATTACGCGCAGTAACCATCTCTCCATCAAGAATTGTACCATCAAATGCACCTCTGGGAAAACAAAACATAACTCGCTCCATTTCCATCGCACGATTGACGGTAACTGATACCTTTTTACCCCCTACTGTACAACACACAAGGGCAATTCTAGTACCATCTGTCTTTTCACACGCAAAATATTCATTCCTATTCAGCAAGTTCATATGTCTGCGCTCAATAGATATGGGTTGTGGACCCGGGAAAAATGGAGGAAAGGTTCCATCCTTTCCAACACTTCCCCAGGAAGTGTTTATGAACCTCTGAAGGTCCTTGTAAATGGGTGTGGATTTGTCCATGACTTGTATAGTATTACTTCGTAACCTTTAAACCAGACATATTCATTATATTTCCCACACACTCATGTGTGAAATGGTTATATGTTCTGGTTCTGGCCGCTGCTGCTATCTTGATTTTACCAGATACACACTTGTCGAAAAATGTCTGAATGTCTTTTGGAAATACGAATTCCTTTTTCTTATCCTTGAGTTTCTTGAGTACTCTCTTGGTGTCCATGCACCAACATGCGGGATTGTGTGCCTTTGTAACCTCATAGAATTCAGATTCATTATTCAAGATCTTGTTCGACACATCCACATCAAAAGACAAGGCCATCTGATTTGCCGGCTCAGAGTTACCCTGCTTACATTTGGTTTTAAACATATCCCAATCAACACCCTCCTTTACACATGGGAAAACCAGACAATCAATTCCCTCGAATTTTTTTATAATTTCAGGAATACTATTTCTATCAATCGAAATTCCATAGTCAAACCACATAATTCTTTCTGAATTCTTTGCTATTTTTTTCAGTTTATCTATTTTATTTTGTGTATCTTCATTGACGAATGTAATTTCCAGAGGTAAACCCGCCTGCGCACAAATGCTTTCAATACCTAGAAGTGTGTGTAAAGTTTTTACGTACACTGATTTATTTTTGGTAGTGAGTACCACGTGCAACATCTATTATACATTAGTAATTCTGTCTTTAAGACACCCCTCGAATCCTAAATTACCCACGTGTCCGAGAGTTGTAGTGGTATCTGCCCAAATCTTTCCACCCATCTGCTGCCAGCGCCTACAGAATGCATAGTCCTCCGACAGGTAACGTTTGGTAGCGGGATCAATCATACAATCGAACAAAGCACAGTACTCCTCAAAATCTCTGTTCTGATGATCATTTTTGCAGTTCAATTCTGGGTACTGCTCCTGCATCTTTTCCACGACCGAACGCTTGAAAAGCATGAAACCCGTGGGCCCGTCCAGCACTTCCACAAAACCGTCTATAACCTGGGACTGTTGATTTTTGAAATTCATAACCAGAGACGAAGCAAGCATTACCGGTGGACGCTCATCACCTTGGTTAATCCCATCCTTTACCTGGTCCCACATAATAACCTTCTTGGGATACACGGCACACGAGAAATCATGACCAGACTTTATCAGTCTAATGACCGAACCTGCATCAAAGTGAATATCCGCATCTATAAACATGAAATAGTCCGCGTCACTCTTTTGCATAAATCTCCCCAGGGACACGTTACGAGCGCGCTGGACCAAACTCTCATTTTCCGTAGTATCGAGGTAAAGACTTATACCCTCCTTCCTACACAAACCTGCTAATCTAATAATACTAGCAGCAAACGCTTCAAGGCACTGACCACCATAGCACGGTACGGACAAAAACAATTTCGTCATTACATTAATTAGACACCCAAGCTTTAACTACCGCCTCTATCTTTGAAATAGTTGCTACCGAAACACCCGAAACATGCGCCGTCTCGGCTCTAGACAATTGAAGTTCCTGCATAACTACTACTGCTGCGACCGCCAATGGTGTCTTGCTCATAAGTTTTGGACACTCCATGAGCTTATCGCATATTTTCACACACTTCATTTTCTTCACACCCATAGCTCGGTCCAACACAACTCCCAAATTATTGAATATTCTGGGAATCATATCTGATGGCTTGGTAATCTTGTTCTGCGCAGGTCGAATAGACTCCTTTGCCTTGTCGAATGTTCTTGAAATATCCTTGGTATCGATTTCGAAAGCCGCTGCAACTTCCTGGGTAGACCTGGGTACGCCCTGACTCTTGCAAGCAAAAAACAAACAGTTTGCCTTGATACCAGTGCGTACTTTACCCCTGGTCAAAGTATTTTCTGTAAATTTTTTGTACAACATCTTGGCCATACTCACAATACCACCATTTACCTTGAGATTTGCAGCGGCCCTGTCGAAGTCTGCATACGCTTTGTGTAACGCCCGATCCTTGTGATTCATACCAGCATGATAGTTTATAATAGAAGCCAAACGATATCTCTTTGCCTGGTGTCGTTTTACATTCATGACTGTACTCTTGCCCCAATCTGATGAATACAGGGGATCCTGGGCCATACCAACCCTACATGGATCATGAACAACACCATCTTCTGAAACACCGCTGCGCCACTCGGCGCCTTCATCGATCCAGTTATTACTGGTGAGACCACAATTCATACACACATTTTGATTTATATTTCCACATGTTTTACAATTTTTACAAAAATCAGGATCTTCCCTTACAATTTCAATTTGTTTATCTTCGGGGGCAGTAAGTTCATCAACAGTGTTCCAGATAGAATCGATATCGACGACCATCTTGTGTGTGTTAGATACCCATACACGAAATCTCACCTAAGGTTAATATCTACATCAATTTCTCCATTGCACCGGGAGTGTGAACCCATGAAAAACAGCTTGGCCTTGGTGCATTCCAACGTACCATCTCTCTTTTCCTTGAACTTTTCACACACATTTTCTACATTATCTACGATAGAAAAGTCTTTATCATACCCTGTGAAAGTAACCGCCTCCTCCCCATCTTGGTAGAGTTGTGCTTGGGCACGGAAACAATAGTCCCCACTTCCCTTGGGTGGGGAAGGTTTGTTGGGTGGATTTCCACCAGCCGTTCTGGGTATATCTAACGTACCAGAATAGGGGAAGCGATTTAGTGTGGCCATATATAAATTATATGTTCAAAAGTTTTAAGTGAGTCCCAGAAGGAATTCTCATAATCTTCTTGAAAATTTCCATTTTATTCAAATAACTTCCGTATACATATATAATCATCTTGTATCTGGTTTTTGATTTTATCCTTTCGGGAATGCAAACTTCTACATTTCCGGAAGAATATGCGTACATTATGTTTGCCCTTCGACCTATAGCCCCGCGCAGGGGTTTGTCCCGTAGCATGGCCATGGCCACAGAGCGCTGAGACCTTTTTATACCGGGGATTGTTTCATACAGGCGCAATTGTGGATCCTTGTTTTGGATTTCTTGCCACAATTCTTTTGGTAAATACATAGTAGAATGGACAGGCCCCGGGTCGTGAATTATACCCGTATGAAATGAATTGCTGACGCTATGACCCCTGAACCTACAGGATGGGAAATGACTAATTCAACTAAAGTGTGTGTTGGTCTCTTATTTATAGGCGCGCTAGTTCTTTATAGCAGGTGGGTCAATAAAAAACAAAATCAGAGAGTACATGTGTAAATATTTTTATTAACATTTTCGTTATTACTCCCAAGTTCAGATACATTTTGATTTATGTACCCACTTGAAGGCACGCACTTCTTTATGTTATGTTTTTTGAGATACGAACTAAGTGTTCTGTCGTTGTGCTGTGTGTAATACAGAAACGGTGATCTTTTTACGTATGGCGCAAATAGACTTCTCTTTAAAACCATAGCATGATTACACAGGATATTCTTTTCCCGAGGAACACTGAAAATATTTGGGGAAATTTGTTTGAAATTTGTTCCCTTACATTTGAGCCAACAGTATCCCATGAATAATATATCCTGATCGGTCTCTTTGAATTCCTGTATAAGTGATCGAATTTCTTCAATATTTACTACAAATTTTATGTCGTCCTCAAGAATACATATTGTATCGTACCCATTTACATATGCGTCATAGTAGCACATAAAGAAAGAGAGGGCTACGGGCAATTTTGTGATTTTTTTGTACATTGGACTTCCGGGTAAGAGTGTGTTACTCATCGTAAAATAATCCCAGTAATTCAAAACATCCGGGGAAATTGCATGAAAAAGTTTGTAACTTGTACCCAGCTCTTTCATTTTGGACTGGATATAGTCGAGTCTATCGGGCATGCTTATGCAATAAACCATATCTACTGGAAGATCCCTGGTACCATTTACCTCCTCAAACCTGGACTTGAATCTGTTATAGGTTCTTGATTTAAGTGTAACTAGATACACTAATATAACCAAAAATACAGCTAATGTGTACATTATTATTTTAATAAAATATTTTATTATGGTAATATGGATAGTCCGGCGTGGTGGAATATAATTGCTAAACGAGTGGCGGATAGATTCGTAAGTCTTACACCTGCCCAGACACGGCGAGCACCCATCGACGAAGCAGTTGGAAATATAATGGGATTTATTTACCAGAGAATCGACAAAAATATTATGAATTTTAAAGACAATATATCCATAGATTTAGGAACAATTCCCAATGCAATAATGTTTCTTGCCCTGTTATTCATAGATATATGTCACGATGCAGGGGCAGACAACTTGATAGTGGGTATATTACAAGCGACACAGGCCCAAACTGGTATGGATGGTTTTCTTGCCTACATACAGCAAATAAAATTTATAGATCCAAGACTCAAGGCACAGATAATAGGTTCAAATATGTTAAATGGTGTTGTGATGTTAATTAATAATTCTGTTCGTAAAAATACAAGGGGTAAATTTGTTGTTGATGAACATCAAGCATTCTGTGAAACTGCGGCTACTATGAAAGAAGCGATAGGTAAAAGGGATACTCCTTTTCCAGTTTTTAATCATGATATCTTTACTCTTCAGGAACAAATTAATAGTCAACCTCCTCAAGTTAGAGGAGGTGTATTTGACCAGTCGAGTGCGGGTACAGTTTTACAGATGATGGGAGTTATGAATATTAGACCAGTTATTGGAATTGCAAATGTTGCCGACCAGGGTTTAAATATGCAAACAAACCCAACTGTTCCAACAAATTTTGGATATATTGTAGAAATATTTAAAAATCTAATTATGAAAAGTCCCAAACAATTCTCTAGAATTGGGAGATATACACTGGGTCCAAGTGCATACTGGATGGCCCAAGACGATCCCAATAAAGGCCTTGTTGGGGACGAACAAGCTACGAGTTATTATAGTGGTATCCCGTGTTCACTGGATGAGTTATCGGAACTTATGAAGGTAAATTCAAATATAAATAGAAGTAAATTATCACTACTTGTTCAGTATATATTCGATCCAAAAGATGGCTTGCTTTCTACACTCGAAGCAAGTGGGTTTTTTAACTATAAACCATGTGAAGATTCAAAGGAATCATTCGACTTATTAAATAAATCGAATGGAATTATGGATGGTAATAATCGTTGGGCTTCACAAATAAAAGTTGGTGAATTTACGCTTCTAGAAGTTCATTACACCAGTGATATAGACCCCCAGCACCCCGACCGAATAATTTCCCAGGTTAGAATGTTTGATGATAATGCCCAATCTCAACTTATAGCAGAAAAGGTTATTTCGGCCGCAACGGCAGCAGCATCAATCGACATTAATTCCACTATATTTAAGACAATAGGTGATAATAATATGTTTTTATACGCACTTGCGAATAATTTATGGGCCATGACCGGGGATAAAGCGGCAGCTGCACAATATTTATTTTTAAGTTATATGTTGGAAAATGGGGCGGCCAGGGCGTTTATAAATGGACAATATTTTGATGCGGGTGCAAAATTTATATTTGAAAGTGCAAAGCCTGCACAAAACAAAATTATTTTATTCCAATCCTTAAAAGGTAATGATAGAGTTTCGATTAACGAACAGCTATTAACGGATATTACCAAAACAGATTATTGTTTGGGGAAGGCCCAATCTGATGCGTACAAGGATACAACAAGACCAACGCCACCCAATTTTATGCAAGAGGTACTATCAAGAATACAACAAACCCCAATGCAACCCGCGGTGAGTGGACAGCAATCATTCTATGGCCAACCCGGCGAACCGTCACAGGCATACAGTCAGTCAGTGGGTATGCAACAGACAAACGCCCAACCCGCGGCGAGTGGACAAAGCGGTTTTGGTGGGCAGAGCTTCAGCCAAGGGGTACCGTACACCCCCCAGGGCGCGATGAACCGCCAAATACAGTACAATCAAAGGTTTTTTGTAAGTCAAAGAAATAATACCGCTTCTAGTTGGTAATAATTAATGCTTAATTTTAATTGGTTTCATAATTTCATGGACAATCTTCCACTTCATACACTCATCCGGAGTTAGGTAGATGTCCTTCTTCATCAGGTTCTTCATCTTCTTCTCGGGAATCTCACAATTGTCCTCATACAGGGACTTGGCCATGTCCATGAACTTCTCACAGTTCTTGACCTCATCCTTGAGATCCTCGAACTTGCCCCAGATACCATCTGCCGAGAGCTGATGGATCAGAACGTGGGCCCGGGGTCCCATCATGCGCTTGTGACCGCCAAGGAGAATGAAGGTAGCCGCCGATGCACAGCATCCGAGAGCGATGGTGGTAACCTTCACGCGCATCTGTGAAAGTTGATCATGAGCCGAGAAACCAGCAAACATATCACCACCACCGCTATTAATGTAGAGCTTTATCTCGGGCTCGAACCCCGGGAGTTCAATTGCCTGTTTGAGGAGATCCCTCTCTATCTGACGTAGCACCTTGAAAAGGTAACAGACCGCATCGGTATCGACATCGGCAGAAAAGAAAATCTCGTTTCCTACAACCTTAATGTCGTCCCACTCATCACTGGACTCGGCCTCAGTTGGCTTGGACTCTGCGAACGAAATCTTCTTGCTGGGCATGGTGCTTGAGGTGCTTCTTGAGTATATTTAGCGACCTACCCTTTAACTTAGTATCTACAAGATGATTCATGAAATCAATATCTTGTGATTTGATTCCATACGAAACACACAACTGTTTCATTTCATCTGGAGACATTTTCACGAGAATTTTCATAAAATATGTTATAAAATCAGTATCAACATTAGATTTAGTTACCCTAGCTTTCATGTTGGTAAGTTGTTTCTCTCGCATCTTCTGATTGTACAGTTTGGTCCAACAAGTACCCGGGATCAAATCTTTTTCGTCAATTGTATTACCCACGATCCTGGAGGGAATCACACAACTGTGGAGGGTAAAATATGGTAAAAAGTCCCAATTTCCTTCATATATTTTATCATCAAATACATCTGATGAGGAAAGACTATCGGAAACTGTAAATGCATCTTCAATTGATTTGCATTTATAATTTGAAAAAATAAGATCTGCATTGTGACCATGTTCTTCTATACCCTTGCACACAAACCTTTGATACCCGCTCCCTCCTTTACATATCAGGTCATGAATGTTATCTTTAGTGGTATAGAATTCATCTACCCTTTCTGCCTTTAAACCAAACCTAGACATGCATTCAGTTGAAATTATTTCAAATCTTTTGTTTGGTCCTCGAAGTTCCAAATATTTTATTTCAATATTTTTGAAATTCTTCATAAATTTACCTGGATCTCTCATCGTGATAAGGACAGGGCCAGTCACACATGTCTGATTATCCAGAAAATTAACAACGATTGAAAACCCTGCACAATCTATGGATAAATCATCAAAGAACAGGACCGAAGAAGTTCCAGCAATCTTTTCCAGCATTTCATGAGTATCTTTCTTTGATCGAGTTACATCACTGTTGAAATCAACAAATGAATGCTCTTCCAGAACCCTCTTGCAACTCCAGGTCTTTCCCACACCACTCCCACCCCACACACATACGACAAGACCGGACATCAAACATTCATCAATCTTATTTTCGAAATCATTTTTGGGACGAGAATTTTCTGACCTTATGATAACAAAGTTCTCCATGATAGATGATATAACAGAGCAGCTTGTTGATACTATATTCTCAAATAAAAAGATTAAAGAAAACGTGTATCCTGTCGTATATGGTGTTGTTACCTTTAATGTTCTATTGTTTTTGATGGTTCTTTACATTACAATAAAATTATATTGTCTTAAGGTTTAACATATTGAATTTTAGCAGCAGCCGTATTATGTTCCTTTATAATGGCGTTTTTATTATAAAAATAACAATGGGGTTTATGTCCATTTTCTATTAAATTTGTATAATTTATTGTAAATCCCTTGCAATCCTGGTTATCATCACAAATTTCATAACATCTGTCTATGTAGGGGCGCATACATGTATCGAAATCATCTTCTGAATTACACCGTTCCCAGTTTGTGAAATCAAGATTATCATCTTTTACTGCTGCATACTCGCTACCAGGAATCCATTCATCTATATTCTGCCAATTAAGTCGTATATTTTTAAGCTTATCCATTGTGTAGCCGCCTTCATATGAAAATATTGATGAATATAACGGCTCTGGCTCTGGCTCTGGCTCTGGCTCGGGTTCTGGCTCTGGCTCGGGTTCTGGCTCTGGCTCTGGCTCGGGTTCGGGTTCTGGCTCGGGTTCGGGTTCGGGTTCTTTGGGAGTTTCTGGAGTCTCTGGAGACTCTGAAGAACAATCCACAATTCCTATTTTACTCCTTAAAAAGTATAACGCAAGAGAAGTACCTAAACAAAACAAACATATTATAAGTCCTATTATAATTTTTTTATCCATTACTATTAATGAATAAAATAACTTTGGCGAAAGGTGTAGGAGATAAAAAATGGATGGCCATTCTTCCATCTGGTAAAATAGTACAGTTTGGTGCTAGGGGGTACAGTGATTACACCAAACACAAGGATCCCCTGAGGATGAAAAGATACGTGGTGCGCCACGGAGGGGCCAGCATATCGAGCAACACACCAGAAAATGTTCAAAGAATAATGCTCAAAAGGGTCAGAAGTAATAAAGAGAACTGGTCTGCTAGTGGCGTGGATACACCCGGATTCTGGTCACGCTGGCTTTTGTGGAGTTTCCCGGATATTAAAGAAGCCGCAAAGTACACACAAGACAAGGTGCTGAAAGGTAGATACAAAATTGTTTTTTCACGACCCAGTTGAACCAAAGCCGCCGGACCCCCTAGCCGTATCGTCAAGTTCTGAGACATCCTCAATCTCGGGGGTATCACAGTATTCGATAATCATCTGCGCTATTCTATCACCCACATTGACTTCGAAATCATTCTTGGTATCCAAATTATACAGGAGTACCTTGATTTCGCCCCTATAATCTGCGTCAACCACGCCCGCACCCACATGAATCCCATGCTTCACAGAAAGACCCGAGCGGGGGGCAATCCGTGCGTACCTACCAAGTCGAAACTTTACTGCAAGACCGGTCGAAACAAGGGCACGCTCGCCGGGCTTGATAACGTGTGTGCTTGTGGCGTGCAAATCATACCCCGCCGCCGCCTCCGAACCACGGTAAGGAAGCTTGGCGAGTGGGGTGAGTCGCTGTACCTCGAGGAAAGTCATTCTGGTTATAGTTTGCCCTTTTTCTTTAAATTATTTATAACCATCCTTGCCGTAAATCTACATGCAAACGACCGCACATTACCATCGTTACTGACTGTTATGACCCTCCCGTCATCAAGTTCAAAACCCCGCAGGCCCTTGTGCATGAAATTCGATTTAATTTCATCATCGTCTGATAATTCTCGTAGAACTTGAATTGCCTGACATGCATTGTTAAAAATCATGCCTTCAAATTCTACCTTTCCATTTTCGGGATACAAAGTCCCCCTGAATCTTTCAAACGTTGCTTTTAGGTATATATCTGAATTCATCAAACGGGAGTCTTTTTATATTCTCCAATCTTTCTTTTTTCCGCTGCTCTTCTTTTACCTTGTGTGTGTGCATAAGACACATACAGACCGCATCGGCCATATCGTGTTGCCTTTCCTGTGATTCATAAGTGTAAATATGACCAACCCATGGCGTGGCTATCTTTACAGTTTCAATCTTTCGTTCTTCATAGTCCAGATGTCCAATTTTAAAGAATTTGTGAAGTTTATTTGGCGAAATCAGTTTTACCTTTGATCTGTATTTGGTCATTAAAAGGGCCTCTATGTCCTTAAAACCCATCGGTGGTTGGCGCTCTATTAGAATACAATCTGCATCTTCCAGGAGATCCTGATTTTCCTGTATAAAATGAGCAACCCTGTCACAAGTCTCGCATGTATGAGGAATTGTACATTCCTGGACAGGAACCAGGTTATGCTTAATTAAAGATATATTGTATCTGAAAGCATCATAAAATTTAAGGTCACAATTATCATCCAGCTCAGCACTCACTACGCCCATATTTATGTATCCAATATCAATCCCAACAAGTTTCATTAGTATTTATTTTTTTTATGTCTTTAATATAATAATGAAACCTTGGGTTATTGGATTAATAATTGCAGTTGTAGTTGGTCTTGTTGCTATTTCTATATATTTTGGAGTGACGTTGTCGGGCGGCTCGTCGCCGTCGCCGTCGCCGTCGCCGTCGCCGTCGCCGATAGATGAAACCGATGATGTAACAGTGGGCTGCACGAACAAAACGGCTTCTAATTACGACCCGTATGCAACAAAGGACAGTGGGTTATGTATAATTCCAGGTTGTATGACCGAGGGTGCAAGTAATTTTGACCCATCCGCAACAAAAGATAATGGCTCGTGTAAATATCCCACGTTTGATTTACAACTTATGGGGAACTGTGATGGTTCTATCAAAAATATGGAAATATATCCAGCAAACGTTGCCGAGTGGAAAAAGTCAGTAATAGCCAACGGTGAGCCCCATAGTGGTATGGAAGCGGCAGGTTGGGCATCTTTTAATGCATCCACATTTCCAGAATCTGGAAAGAAGTTGTATACAGACTTTTTTGTGGGAGATGACAAATATAGGCAGACTTGCAAAGATCTCGAAAATGATCCTGTGGTATTCACAAGTGATGTTGACCCCGATGGAGATTACATAGTAGATATGTGGCAAAGTCCCGATATAGGTTTACCCTTGTATAATAAGGATGGTAAGGGTATTGTAATGGTTAAAAAATAATACTAATTTATAACAATGAAACCTTGGGTTATTGGATTACTAGTTGTAGCTTTACTTGCGCTTGTTGCTACTGCCATATATTTTACAATGAAGTCATCAGACGGCTCTTCACCTTCAAAATCGCCAACTCCAACCCCAGAGCCTGAGAAGGTCCCAGAAAACGTCACAGTCCTAGAGCCGGCCCTAGGGGAACAAGAACCAGTCATGGGCTGTATGGATAGTATGGCGGCGAACTATAACCCTGACGCCAATGAGAATGACGGGTCCTGTATAGATTATGTATTTGCCGATAATATTACCGGTTCTTTTTTCACTAGCCGTCCCGGAAACGTCGACCCTGACCATAGATATTTAACTTTTCATACATCAGACACTTGTAAAAATAAACAGGGACAGGAGCTTATAGATTGTGCCTTGCCCCAATTTAAAATTTGTAAAAAATTGTGTGATGATAAAGATTGGTGCAAAGGTTTTGCAACTTCTATTTGGGGTAAAAAAGATCAAGATCTTTCAGCAGAAAGTATAGAATGTTATTTTGCAAAAGATGATAATGAAATTGAAAAATTTAATGAAACACATACAAGTAGATCGTTTGGTTATCTCAAAGCTTAGAGATTATACACCAATAAATACAAATAATGGTTCAATTCCAGGCAATCTCTTGGGAAGCTGGGGATGACGAACAACACCAAAAATATACAGTACATATATTTGGTCGCACCCAGGACGGTAAGTCCGTTTGTGTGACCACTCCCTTTGCACCGTATTTTTTTATCAAACTGAACAAGATCGGAGACAAGGATGAAACCCTTTTCAAACTTGCCGAGCGAATGGGTATGACCAAGGACGATGAAATCAAACCCGCTTTCAAGAAGATAAAACTCAAGCTTCTAAAGTCCAAGGATTTGTATGGATTTCAGAATAATCAGGAATATCCGTACATAAAGCTCGAGTTCCCAACTCTGGCTGAAATGAAAAAGTGCGAATATGCGGCACACAAGGCTGCTCTTAGGGTTTATGAGGCCAACATTGACCCGTTTCTTCGGATGATGCATCGGACCGGTATCAAATCCACCGGGTGGCTCGAAGCCGAAGGTGAGGATGACGTGTTTAGTACATGCGACATCGATCTGTTTGTGAAGAACTGGTCAACTCTGAAGCCTCTGGATAGGGACGATATTGCTCCATTTAGGATAGTATCTTTTGATATTGAGACCAATAGTAGTACGGGTAAGTTCCCGGATCCCCTGGTAGAAGGCGATGCGTGTTTTCAGATTGCACTCACAAGCAAGGTCTATGGTTCTGGAGAAATCAAAGACAAGGTGTGTTTGTGTTACAAGGAGACCGAGGCTCAGGATACCAAGTGGTACAGTACCGAAAAGGAGCTTCTAGAAGCTTTCCAGGAAACTGTTCAAAATATGGACCCAGATGTGATGACCGGGTACAATATCTTTGGTTTTGATTTGGAGTATCTTTTCAAGCGCGCCAAAATGTGTAAGGCCTCCAAATTTTACAACCTGGGCAGAATCCGTGGTGTTGCGAGTGAGCTTGTAATTAAGCGATTGTCGAGTGGCGCTCTGGGTGATAACATTCTCAAGATGCTACCAATGCCCGGCCGTTACACGTTCGATTTGTTCCACGAGATCAAGCGCGAGAAGAAGTTGGATTCATACTCTCTGAACAGCGTTTCGAAGATTTTCCTCGGGGATACGAAAATTGATATGCCTGCAAAGGAGATGTTCAAGCGCTACAGGGAGGAGGATCCGAAGCTTCTGGGCGAGGTTGCAGAGTACTGTCTGAAG